AGGTAAACAAATTTACGCATCGGTTTCTACCGTTATAAACTACATTACGATATGACATCTACTATATTATAGTATATAGTAGTTCCTAATTCCATCTCTTAAGTTTGTCTCTTTCACTACTACCCCAAGGAGTGTTTAGGCTTTCTAGATAAGCTCCTATATTATCATCCTTTTCTAGAATTCTTTTCTCACCAATAGCTCTTAGTTTACGAATATTACCAAAATATGAAGCTTTATTTTTGAAAGTGAGTATAGAGTTAATTTTTGATTCAAATTCTTCTACAGTAGAGAACTTTAAGTTATCAGGTGCTGTATTGTATGTTTCCATATTCTGACATAAACATGGTATACCTAATGTACATGCTTCAATAAATTTAATGTCTGACTTAGCTCTGTTAAAATCATTTACTTGAAGAGGTGCAACCATAAGTTGTGCATTTAAGCTTTCAATAAGATATGGATACTTAATTAAACTTTGCCAGGGGTAAAATTCTATTTCTCTTTGTTGAACTAAATCTAATAACTGAGGAGGAAATGCACCAACAAATACCCATTGATATTTTTTAACTGTCTTACGAATAAAGTCTCTTACTTCAGACATATCATCTTTACCCCCTGTCTTATTATCAACATCATAATGAGCTCCAGAACCTGTATATAAAATACGTGGGCGATTTTTATTCTTTTTAAACTCTCGTTCTACTTTACGTGGGTTGTATAAGTGACCCATCCAAAAATTTGGAACAAAGTTCGGTATAACCGTAATTTTTTCTTGACCGGTCTTTTCAGTATATAACCGTTTCATAAATTCACATGTTACAGTTACTTCATCTACTAAATTAATAATATCAACGCAATTTTGTCTTACTTCTTCTGTATCAAATGCAAATTTAAATTTATTATAATCAGGAATTACTTCTTTAAAAACTACATCATCGACTTCATAAATGATTTTAAAATCATGATCGTTTTGCAATCTTTTAAGATACTTAATAAATTCCTTTTGTTGTGAAGATGCTTGTCTTTGTACTTTAACTGTTTTTATCCCAGTGTACCACCTAGGATCAGTAACCATTGCTGTAGTAGATTGTGACATACCATCACCACGAGCATTAATAACTGATTCAGGCCATAATATTCTCCAATGACCACACCCAGAATAATCAGCTAAGTAGTTTACATATCGTGGTAAGTGTGCTTCTTTAGGTCTAAGATCTTCTTTTGGTTTTTGTGGAATGGGTTTAGGTACACCTGGTAAGCCTACTATAGGTGACCCATAGGGTTGCGGATATGGAGAAGCGCCAATCATATATTATATAGTTTAAAGTTCAGTATAATCTACCCTACGTGTAATACCGTTTTCTTTTTCCAAATATATAACATCACCAGTTACTGCTTTGATAGATTCTTTACGATGGGAAATTACTATTGAGCATTCATCCAACTCTTCAACTCTATCTTGTAATATATGAGTTATAAGTTCTATACCCTTTTCATCAAACGAGGAGTCAAACAGTTCATCATAGATTGCAATATTATATTGAACACCTCCTTGCAATCGACGTATATCAGAAAATGTAAACAGACATGCCAGATCAATCGACTTACGTTCAGCACCGGAAAAATTAAAATACGAACATACTTTATTTTTTTCGTTAAGTATCTCTTCTTCAAAATACTCGTTAAATATACAAATAGAGTTTGAATCTAATCTCTTAAGATAATGCAGTAGTTTACTATTTAGAAGTTCCAAAAGTTTATTTACAATATAAGACTTAACGCCTTCTTCTGATACAATATACTTTACAATATCGAGCTTAGCTAATTCTTCTCTATGCTCTTTAACTTTCTTAGCTAACTTATTAACACGTGACTTAGTTTCGATAATTAACTGATCAAAATCTGTATCTGTTGACTCAATAGCCTCTAAGTCACCTTCTAATTCTTCTTGCCATTTATCTAACTGCTCTATTCTTTGTTCAATGTTCTTCTTGTTTTGTTCTTGTAGTCTAGCTTCTGATATTTTATTTTGACACTGACTAATTGCTTTTAAAAATCTATCTTTCTTTGCTCTTAGTTCCTTTAACCCATCAGAATAGTTTTTGATGTCTTCAACAGCTTCATGAATCATTTCTTTAAGCTTTTCTTTCTCTTTAGCTATGAGATCACTATCATGATCTTCCATAGACCTAAGACAGACAGGACATTTTTCTTCATCTGTACCCATCTTTTTATATGTTTCCTTTCTTGTTGCAGCTAAAGCTTTATTACGAGCAACAGCCTCTAAATTAGTTTCAATTCTTAAGTCTTGATCTTGAGCTGCTTCTTCAAGAGCAGATATTTGTGTTTTGATCTTTTCTACATTTATTTCCTCAACTTGATCTAACTCGCTTTCGAGTTTTTCTTTCTCTTCGGTATTATCTTTTTGACGACCAAGGTATTTTTCTTTCTTATCCTTTCTCGTTTGCAAGATACGCTGTTTTTGGTCTTCATAATTTTTATAGGCTTTTTCAATCTCTTCTAATTTAGTTAACTGCGTGTCATGCTCCTTAGATATCTCATTATATTCAGTACGTAATGCTGTTAACATAGTACTAAAAATTTCCATACCAAAAATATCTTCAATAAACTTTCGTTTTTCAATTTTATTTTTAGCCATAAATGGAACTGCATTATTAACTGTCATAATAACACAGTTTTGAAAGATTGATGGAGAAGCGCTTAATACGC